TGATGGTCTGGTAGTACTTTAGGTCCACCAGCAAGATGTCGCCTTGGGCCGAGAAGGTGTTGGCGTGTTGGGACACGAATACTGGGCGACCGAGCAACGTGCCGTAGGGCGAAACCTGCAAACCACCGACGGGTAGGCCCGTAGGGATGTAGATTGGATAGTTGCCCAGAGTCAACGTGAAGAGTGCGGGCAAGACATCGTTATTCACAATCCAAACGGCATTGGCAAAGCTGCCTGAGGGCAAGCGTGCAATCATCTTGGCCAGGTTTTGAGGCACAAGCGTTTGTGTTGCTTGACCAGACTCCTTGGTCACGGTGACCGTCGCACCAGAGCTGAGTGCACCAACTGGCACACCGTTCCCTGCACCAAACAGAATGGACTCGTTGGTTTTCCAGCGAATAGACAAAGCGACCTTCTCAGGCAGGTAGGTGGTCAGCGCATTGGCGTCTTCCAGCAATTCGTCCGTGGTGGGGACAAGTGCCATGAGCTTTTTCAGGCGCAACGTGGCCAAGCCAAGTACAGGCTTCGTGGCAATGGCCGAGGCGGCCTCCCCTTGCCAGTAGGCGCGAATACCGTTAGTGCCCCATGGCGTGGTCTCGTCTTTGGGAAACGCCATGCTGTTGCCGCTGATCTCGACGTTGTCGGTCATGGGCAGCAAAGAGTCCTCGCCCAAAGAAAGCTTGAAGATTTCTTGTGAAAACTGAGGTGGCACCAAAAAGCCGCCGTCTTGGCCCGAAGCCTCGTTGGCAAAGCTGCCAGGCGCTGCTGCACCACGGCCACCACCAATGAGCAAACGTTCATCGAGAGATTTGCCGGGCTTTTCTGCCTGATACACAGCCTGCATGAACTCGCCTGCAGTGCGAAAGCCATGCAAAGGATCGGCCTCGCGGTTGTCAGTGACAGTGATAAAAGCGCCAGAGCTTGTTGGGGCTTGTGCCATTTGCGCTTCTTCCGCGATCAGACTCGCTTCACGGTCGATGGCGTTACTGGCTGCCTCAATACGGATCTTGAGCGCATCGAAGGCTGTAGCCTCTTCATCGTTCAGATCGCGGTTATCGGATGCGGCGCGGTCCGTGAGCGCGCGCGCTTCTTTGACCAGGGTAGATTTGCGAGCCTGCAGCTCGCGTAATTGCTTACTCATTTGGGGTTCTCCAAAATCAATAGACGTAAAAAAACCACCTGGTCTGAATTGACGAGGTGGTTGCTTGGGGCGCGGCCAACGGGCCGCTTCACTTTGCTGGCAGTCCTCTACGGAGTGCTGCCCAGAAAATACTTACATCAGGGCAAGCGAATTTCTCGCCTGGTTGAGCCGTGATGCATTGGGTTTGATTTGCGTGCGCGCATCGCGTCGCATCTTTTTGACGACATCTTCAAAGGTGGCTATGCCGTCGACCATGCTGCTAGCAAGGGCTGCGTCGGCTCCGAGAACTCGGCCCTGACCCATGCCATCTCGCACCTGGGAGATGGACACACCACGGCCCTTGGCCACAGCCTTGGTGAAAGCGGCGTAATAGTCATCGACACGGGACTGCATAAAGCCCTGAGCTTCTTCGTCCAAGGGTGCATATGGATTGCCCTCAACCTTGAACTTGCCCGCCGAGATGAGCGTAGTTTTGACACCGGCCTCGTCCATAGCCTTGCTGTAGTCCTGGTGCGCTTGCCACACACCAATGGACCCCACTTCGCCGCCGGGTGTGACATAAAACTCAGATGCTGAGCAACCAATCCAGTAGGCCGCCGAGGCGGCCAGACTGTTGGCGATGGCCACGACAGGCTTTTTGGCGCGGGCGCTGACAATTTCATCAGCCAGTTCTGCTACACCGTAGACGCTGCCGCCGGGGCTGTCGATGTCGATCAGGATTTGAGAGACCGTCTCATCTTGGAGAGCAGCGCGCAGCATGTTTGAAAACTGCTGAGTGCTGGCAGTACCAGGACCGGATACATCGTCCACCATGTTGCCGCGCTGCGTCACGATGCCGTAGAGCGGAAGCACCGCAATGCCGCCACCTGAGTTGGACACGCTGGATTGGCGGCGTGCATCTCTTGCGTTTTTGTCGGCTGCAATATTGCGCATCACCTCGTCGCTTGCGCGGGCATCACCCGACCAGCGTGCGATGACGGCTGTGACTGCGTTCAGCCTTTCGGGCATCAATGCCCAAGGGGTTGCTAAATATTCGGCAACCAGTAATTGATGGTTCATGATGTCATCCCCAGTGATTTAAGTGACTGGCACAGATGCGTTTCATCCATAGATACGCTTGCCTGCGCCCAGACACTCACCCGGTCCACTGGCACAGCCAGGGATTGCGCAATCAGTGTCAGATCTTTTTCCTCGATTCGGCCAGTCCGTGCAATGCGCCTGGCCCAGCGCTCAGCGCTTGAATCAATCAGGGCGCGCAAGCGCGCTACGGCTTCATCGGAGGGCTCGATTGCTTCTTGCACCGAGTCTTCCGCTTGTTCGGTATCGAGAGCTTCATCCTCGGCCGTACTTTCCTCGACCATATTGAGCGGGCGCAGCGGTTCGTCCAGGCCCTCAAGTGGATTGAGGTTCTCTGCAATACGTGCTTCATTGCGGGTGAGCCAGCCGTTCTGAATACCGCTTTGGTAAAACGACGCACGGCTTGCAGCATCGCCGCGCATCAGGTTGGCGAAATCAAATTCGACCTCGATGTCGTCACCTTCGAGAAGCAACTCTGACTCGATGCTTGCTTCCCAGCGCTCAGCCCAGGGCGTCATGGTGTGCATGACAAACTCAAGACTTTGTTGCTCAATGTTGGAAAACGTCGCCCGGTCCAAATCGCCAATCATGTGAGGTGGCACTCGAAACAGCCTGGCCACATCAGTGATCTGAAACTTGCGTAGCTCCAGGAACTGGGCATCCTTGTTCGTAACACCCACTTCGTGAAACTTCATGCCGTTTTCAAGCACCAGGACCTTGCCCCGGTTGGCACCGGACTGTGCCTGCTGGTAGGACTCACGAAACACCTTCTTGGCCTCAGAGTCCTTGAAGGAGCCCGGAAACTCAATCCAACCTCCGGTAGGTTTGGCGTCGTTGGCGAAAAAGCGCGCGCCGTAGTCCTGGGCTGCCAGTGCCATACCAAGGTTTTCTCGAGCAAGCTCAATCGGGCTCATGCCCATCAAGCCGTCTGAGGATAGGCCGCGCAAATGCCAAACCTCGCCGCGCGGCAAGACTGACTCCGTGCCAAACCGGTCTGTAAACCGGTATCGGTATTCGCCAGAGGGCAGCAACTCCAACCGGATGCGGTCTGGATGAAGAGGCATCAACTCCACCACCTCGCCTTTGGCGTTGGTGATGATCTGGTTGTAGGCGTTGCCGCGCAGTGCGAGATGGCCTTGAAGCATCTCACGCCATTCAAACGGGTTTTGAAAACGGTTAGGCCGTTTGGCAAGTAAACGGAACAACCAGTGGTCGGTGACCTTGTCTTTGCCACCGTCGGCACGGCGTTGGTAGATGACCAGCGGAAGCGAAGCCATGGACTCCGACAAGACGCGTACGCAGGCATAGACCGCTGCAAGGCGAAGCGCGCTGTCGGGTGAGACGTGCATGCCGCTCCCAGTGCGAGCGGAGACAGGCTCAAAAAAGAAGTCTCCCCATGGCGAGCGATCTCCACCGGAGGCGCTTGGGCCACGGAACCGATCAATGAAGCTTAATAATCCCATCAGTTCAGAGCAACACCAATTCGTAGTCGGATCCCAGCACCACCGAGTCCCCCGGTTTGATCGCGCGCGACAGCGCCATGATCAGTGCAACGATGCCGTCGATCTTGTTTTCTGCTCGCTCCTTGCGTGGGTAAATGTTGTCTTTAGCGTCCAAGTGAGCCACCACGTTGCTGACCATCCAGCCCAGCACCGGGTCCCCGTCGTGAACCAATTTCTTTTGAAGCACCAGGGCCTCGAGCGTCTTCATCGGCTCTGAGAAATTCAGCACCGTTGGACGCACTTCAATCATGGGCAACCCCTCACTCATCATTCGAGTCGAGAGTTGCGTTGCCTGAAACGGATCAAAAGCGACTGCCTGCACCGCAAAGCGAGAGGACAGATCATTCAGATCAGCTTCGATCCAACTGAAATCAATCACATTGCCTGGCGTCACGATCAACCGTCCGGTGTGCATCCACCCCGAGTACTGACTGTTGCCGTTGGCATTGACCGTGTCTTCAGGCAGGTAGTACTTACCAAAGACCGCAAACGCGTCGGCAATCTCAGGATGGGCAAACACGATCACCAATGCGGCAATGTCTGTCTTGCTGGCCAGGTCCAGCCCCACCCAGCAGGGCTGCCCCACAAAGGACTCGATGTCCAGGTCCTGATCAGCGCAGGCGTCCCAGGAGCGCATGTCCATCCATGCTGTGTCGGCGTTGACCCACTCGTTCAAGTGTTTGGTCTTGAAGTTGTTCATCGCGCTGGGCAACTGCATAGCCTTGGCCTGCAGTGGTCCCAGAATTTCTGGGCGCACA